GGTTTTTGTCCGGGAACCGCAGTTTCCGGTAATGCGCGTGACTCATCGAGAAAAGTAGTCAGATCGTGAGTCACACTAGTATTATGTTCAATAGGTACATTAGTTGCAAGAGCGAAGTTTATTGTAATTATTTAACAACAGACAACAAACACACTATGAGGAGCAATCACACAGCGCAAACAAACTTGTTGTGTTACACGGGCATTTCCTCCTCCCACAAGCCAATTCCATCTTTGTAACGAAAGTACGTTGCAAAATCATTTTTCATACCTGCATAATACTTTAACAGGGCATGAGCAATTCTTCTTGGCATGCATGGAGGCATAATAAGCACGTGCAACGTTCCAGCAATCGGAACCGCTTTCCAGTTAGAGCCACACCGATCTCCGAAGAAAAAAGTATAACTCCCATTGTCCGTTACAACAAGACCCGGCGTGAGTCTTGAGGCCATTTGTCGCTTGTAAAACGTTCTACAAGCGGGAACTTCCAGCTGTGAGGTAGCTGTAAGTTGTTTGCTGCACCAGCGACTGTAGTAGTAGCTAAAATCCTTATAAACATACTCTGGTGCAATTTTACGCAATTTGTCCACATAACTTTTGTAGACATCTTCACCATAACCAATAAGAGACTCCAGAGCTGAATCAATTTGTTGTTGCAAAACAGCTTTTTCTTCGCCTTCAATAGCCATTGTCCATCGTAACGAGTTTTCGATAATAGAAATGTCGAGACGGCCAAAAATGCCATCACTTGTACTGTGGAAGTCACGTTTTAAAAATCGACAATCATGTATATCTTTAAACTCATCAGTCAAGGCAGACTTGTCCCCATTGGTCATAGTAAATCCAATTTCCGTGAGCCAATCATTCACTCGAGCTGGTGTGAAATAAGGTTGCAGCTCACTGCTTACAGTCATGATAACGTCATCGCCATACACATGCAAAGACACGTGTTCGTAAAAGTCATAAAGACCGTAATCCAATTTGTTGTCTTCTATGCAACGTTGAAATGCATAAAGATGGATTATCCAATTGAAGAGCGAGTTGAATTCAGCAGTTCCAAAGCAGCCAGATGGTAAGCCGCCTACTCGCCTATAAGCATTGCCCAAACACACAAATGTAGCATTAGCAAACTCGTAAAGGATTCGATCGCGCTTGTGGTCACTCTTGCCGTCATACAAAGCGTTAATAACATCAGCTGCTATTCGATACAATGAGAACGAAATTGAGCCATCCCAATTTGTGAAATCAGCCTCAATTGCTTTGTCAGACATTGCTATAAGATCATCATAAAGCAGTCCCCAATCGTTTCCAGTTGCGTCAATACCGACAGTACTAGGTGTCACAATGTAGTTGTCATGCAAAAAAGCGACAAAATCTCCAAAATATTTCCGAGATAAAACTACAAAGGGTTTGTTGGAGCCCATAAACGTCCTAGTTTTGCCAGCTTTGATTTTCTCCAAAGGTCGTGTTTCATCCTTAAGTAGCAACGAAAAAAAAGCATCTGGTCGTTTGTCTTTTTCGATGTCTTGTTCCATTTTGTCAACTTCTTCTCTCAAGCGAGGTCCAGGCAAAGGCAAATTTCCTTCACCACGATTAAAAAGCTGTATGCCAGTGAAAGGATACCCATTAGAACTTGTAATATTCAATGAGGTGTACCCCAAACGTTTGTTTCCTTCAGCATCCATTCCACTAACAGCTTCATCAATTGTGGAGTCAGTAAACTTTTCTCTACCATGCTTAGACATCATGTTTTGAAAATATGAGATCAAATGTTGTGTGATCAAATATTGCATATTCCTGTCCATAACGTATTGTTTGCTGAACATCTTTTGTGAGTTGAAACATATGATATTTCTTTTTTCCACATTGCGAGGATCCTTGGTATGCAAAATAGCAGGTTGCTGCGTCTCTTCAAAATGCTCATTAAAAATGGTTGGTTTAATAGATGTTTCATACGGAACAAAAGCTGGTGGTTGTATTTTGCCAAAACAATCAGCCTGCGCAAACAAAGTACGATTAGCTTGTCCAGTAACATTAGCTGGCACATAGGGTTCCTCAGAGAATTTTGACAGCCTCAGAGAATCTACATGCGTTAGCATATCGCCGGTGAATGGTTGAGCAAACCCTTCCGATCCATTACCTGCCGCGTGAATTCCAATTAACTTTCCATTTCTAGTCAACAACAAAGAGCCACATAATCCCACTCGCGTATCAAGTTTATAAAAGAAACCACATGATTTGATAGGCTTAGCTTTGTGCGAATAAGTCAA